GTTGACTATGGGATCCACGACGCATGGGCCGTCCTCTGGATCGCTCTCGACAATAACTCCCGTATGTGGGGTTACCGAGAGTACTGCCTGACCGACGTCCAGGCCCCGCAACAAGCGCAGCTTATCGTCGCCGCCGAAAAGGCAGCCGGGGAGAACTCGGTGGTCCACGTTGCCGACCCCTCAATGTGGGGACAGCGCGGAACCCCGTACTCCATCGCAGATATCTACGGGCTCGAAGGTGTTGGGCTTCTCAAGGCTAACAACGACCGAGTAGTTGGTTGGTCGCTTTGCCACCAGCGCCTCAACGAAGGGCCGATCTGCGAGTACCACGCGCACAAGAAGGAACTCGGACTCTGGTACGGAGATACCTGTCCTATGTTCCACGTTTTCGAGTCGGCGTGTCCCAAGTTCATTGAGACCATCCCGGCACTTCCTCGCGACGACATTCGTCCCGACGACGCAAAAACCCGTAACGTAGAAGACCACATGCCTGACGCCTGGCGTTATGTGAACATGTACGCTGGCAACTTTGCTAGTCCGATCTTCTACTCCGACTACGCTCCTCCGACTGCTCAAGAAATGTTCGAACGAATGAACGATCAGCCCACGGCTGACTACTCGCAACCAATGCGATTCGGTATGAGCAGCGAGGATTTCCATTTTCCCGCTGACCTAAATAACCCATCTGGCAGAGGAGGGTGGTAATGCCATCTTTCCTAGCAAAGCTAGACAGTATTCAGGAACGCCACGACTCACGTTCTGGGCTAGTCCTAGAAGGGCGTAAGCCCAAGGCACCGCAACGACTCGGTTATGCCGAGGGCGTTCCCAATGGGGGTGCCACCGCGACTCAACCAGCGGATTCGTGGGGCGGGAATTCCGCAAACCGGCAGGCACGCATGGACCAGCTCCTTGGTCTCTACGTCAGTTGCTACCCGGTTTCTGTTGCGGTTGATGTGATCGCCAAGAGCGCCACTGCCGGTGGTTTAACACCGCGACCAATACGCGACATGAATTCGGGCGTGAAGATCAAGCAGACTCCTCCACCCGGTGTGGTCGCGGTGACGAAGCTACTACGCTACGTGAACCCAACGATGGACTCTCGCCAGCTAATGCGCGGGGTTATCACGGACCTGTACATCTACGGTGACTCGTTCACCGAAATCGTGTACCTCAAGAACGCACCGGTTGCTCTTTACCCGCTCGATCCTTCCACCATGACTGTCCTCACCGACGATCATGGCGACCCCACTGGTTACTACCAGCAGACGAAGCGCAACAAGACTGCGACCTTCTCTCTCAACCAGATTATCCACGTCCGCTTCGACTCTCCGGGCAACACCGTCTACGGTCTCAGCCCCATCGAGAAGCTCATCCTCCCGGTCACCACCTGGATCTTCGGCGCTTCATTGCTCCGCATGACCTTCATGAAGGGCGATCCTCTGAAGGCACACGTTGACTGGCCCATCGCTCTCCCAGAGGTCGAGCGTCAGCGCTTCCAGGATCAGTACCGTACTAAGAACCTCGGACTAGCCAACATTGGTGCTCTCGTAGAGACCAAGGGTGGCGCAACGGTTCAAGAGTTGGGTACCAACAACATATCTGTATGGCGTATGAACCAGGCCGACGTTCGTGACGAAATCTTGTCAGGGCTCGGTGTGCCGCGCTCTAAGGCCGGAGTCTCTCAGGCTGGTGGGCTTGGTGGTGGCCTCGGCGTCTCAGAAGACCGAAACTTCCGCATCAACACTCTTGGGCCTGTTCAAGAGCTCGTCCTCGAAAAGTTCTCCTTCAAACTGCTGTACCAGGCGTACGGCGTACACGACTGGGCACTGTTCTTCGGAACAGTTGACTGGCGAGATGACCACGTTCTTGAGCAGATCCGAGACCTTCGCATCCGCAACGGTACTTGGTCTGTCAACCGCGCCCGCGCCGACATCGGTGAACCTCCGGTTCCTGGCGGTGACGTGTCCCTCATTGTTGACCGTCAGAACATGGTGGTGGTGAGTGACCTTGAAGCCCTCTCCAAGGCCAACCTCGCCGTTGTGCAGCTCGCTGCCGCTGGTGCAGACGCCACTCAAAAGGGTGTAGGGGTCCAGCCCACTACGTCTGGCGGCACTAAAAACGCGCCGACGAACCCGCCGACGAACCCCGGCAAGCCAGATCGCATGAACCCTGCGCAGAAGCAGAAGCAGGCTCTCGCCAAGAAGGTTAAGCAGTCGCCCGGTGGACCCGGAGCGCCGAAGTCACCTAAGGCCAGCGAGTCGGACGAATACGACGATGAGTTCGGAGAAACCGACTACGACCTTGGAACAGAAGAAGAGACCTACGTCAACCTGACGATCATGGGTCCTGTACCCAACGCATAAGGGATTGAACAATGACGAAGAAGATCGCCGCTGAAGAGACACCGGATGAAGAGACGACTGACGAGACGGTTGAGGCAACTGAGGAGACGCACGAGGAGACTCATGCGAAGAAGAACAAGAAAGACCACGAAGTGGCCGTTGCAGTAAATGACAACGCCCTGTACGGTAATTCCCAGTACGACAAGCCTCTCTTCACTGGTGATCTAGGTGGCCAGGTTCTCCTTGACTCCACTCCGGGAGCATCCCAGTTCGCCGCTTCGGTTCTCAAGAACATCGGCTAGCTGCCAATGGCTCGCAGAGGGCTGAGCTTTAGAGTAACTGGGGCCAATAGTCCGCACGACAGAGCTCTTGCCGGTTCCATTGCACTGCACGCTCAGTATTCTAAGGGCCACGAAACCTCCGCCCAACTGTCAGCACAGACAGCGAACCTTGCAATCGCTAACCACGACCGAATGGGTTCGGTAACCAATATCAATACGGTTACCAAAATAGAAAGAATACACCACAGCGGCATCAAACTTCCAAAGACTGGACACTACACGACCGCAAGGTCAAGGGGCCGTAAGTATGGAAAGCGTTTCCAAGATGGTGCTTATCTTGCTGGTCTTCGTCCTCTTCCGAGAGGTGACAGGTTTGTTTCGTACAATGCGAAGAAAGCGCCAAAACCCGTAAAGGCCACCGGCTTGTACCACAAGTTCGTGAAGGAACTTGGAGTCGGGAATTTCTCTAACCGGACTTCATGGATAAGATCCCATCAGTCGTCTGGATTCGTCAAAATTGTGAAGCTGCGCAAGAAGCGATTAGCTCACCAAAAGAATTGGGTACACCGGGGCCATATGTGGATCCCGAAGTAAACCCCTAGGAGCTTCGATGGCACAAACAAATACCAAGGTTGCCACCATGCGCGGCACCCTGCTACGACCGGGTGTGAGCAAGAACAATCGTCTCTACACAGCCGAGAACATTCGTAGCGCGGCAGAGGCTGCCAGCCAGGATCTCGCTGCGGGCGCAACACTCAATATGTACACCACGCATGAGGCCGCCGCCAAGGACGACCCGATGGCTCTGGTCGGTAAGTTCACGAAGGTATGGCAGGAAGACGACGGATCCCTCAAGTTTGAGGCCGACGTTCCTAACACCACCACAGGCCGCGACTACGCTAACCTGACGCACGGTGGATTCCAGCGCACCATTTCTATTCGTGGTGGCTGGGGTTCGACCCCGACGATTGAAGACCATGACGGTCAGAAGGTCATCACCGCTCCCACACTTCGCCTCGGCGGTGCGGACGGTACGGCTTCCCCCGGCGTTGATGGTGCGACCATCGAGGGCATCGACTTCCTCGAATCGTTCATCGAGTCGAATGAGAACTTTGACCCCACTGTCTTCTCTGACATCAGAGAGACGGTAGAGGTAACCCTAGAGCCGTTCACCGAAGAAGAGGTCCCTAAGGGTCTCCCGGACGACTTCATCGAGAGCGTTCTCGACGCCATGGCAGAAGTCCTGGAGAAGGACACCAAGGAGCCATATGGCGCTGTCTCCTATGCCGACCCTGGCTACCAGGCGGACAAGAAGAAGCGCTATCCGCTCGACTCGGAACAGCACGTTCGCGCTGCGTGGAGCTACATCAACATGCCGAAGGACGCGGCCAAGTACTCGTCTGCCCAGGTTGCTCGCATCAAGGGAAAGATCAAGAGTGCTGCCAAGAAGTACGGCATCAACATTGCCGAGTGGTACACAGAATTCGTAGCAGGCATTATGGAGACTCTCGAAGTTTCGGGTATCCAGGAAATGTACGCTTCGATGACCGTTTCAAATGGTGATGGAAGTATCACTACGAACGGTTACGCCAACGACGGTGTTGATTTGCTCGCAGTCGCACATCGCATTGCCCTCGCCGCGATCATGGGGATGTACTTCATCGACCCCGACCAAGACGGCGATGTTGACACGATGGACACGACCGCTACCACGGCCCCATCTACCAAGCCCGCATCACAAGAATCGACC